AGCCGGCCGTCTTGCTCATCAGTAGTTTGATCATGACGACAGCCCCGAAACGCAGAGCTCTGCTTCACCGATGCGCTGGGCGTCGCCCATCTCACGGCGTTTGACCAATCCATTGACGACGTGGCCGCCGGCCTTGTTCCACGCCGTCTGCGCTTCGCATGCCTCACGGTATCGGCCTTCCGTGGCCAACTTGGCGGCCCTTGAGCCAACCATTCCGGCGACGCCGAAGTTGTAGGCACCAGAAACCTGCGCCGCCTGAACGGAGGTCGGGAACGACTTGAAACCCTTGATCTGCTTCGTCAGCGGCAGGTAGTAGTCGTTGTAGACGCGCCTCTCGAGGATGGCATCGCACTCGGCCGGCGTGAAACTCATGCCGGCAGTGACGGGCTTGCCATCAATCAGCGTATCGCCGTGACAGATATCCCAACGATTTGAGAACGAATCCCAATGCGACTTGAGCACCAGCCCTTCCCACGGCTTGATGAGCGTGTCGGTAGCGAGGATGACAGCAGCAGGGCGAGCGGGCTCGGCGAAATATGATCCGCCGCCCGCAAGCACGGCTGCGAGTACGGCGCCAGCGATTGCTGACTTGCCGCGCTTGGTTGCGACAATCTTATTGATTGGCATCGGCGGGCTCCTTGAGTTTGCGCTGCTCGATGACCCTGCCAAGCGGCGAAAGCGCCAGGATCGCGATGATCATCCAGCGCGGGATATAGCCGTCCAAGAACGGCACGATGTACGGAGCGATACCCAGCAGCCCCGCGATATAGACAGGCCAAAGGGCAAGCGACCACGTAAGGACGCGTCCCTTGTTCTTCACAAGGCGCATGGATAGGCTCCGGTTTTTGTGGTGGAGTTAGGGCTGCTTGACAGTCGATCGCGTTAGCGGCATTGATGCTGACATGCTGTCAACCGAAACGCAGATTCTTCTGGCAAATTTAGCGAGGGCTGGCGGCTCTATAGAGTTCGCCGAAGACGAAATCCCCTATTCCACGCAGTGTCTTGACGAGGCAAGGGGCGCGCGGCTTGTATGCGAATCTGACGATGGTGGCTGGGGCGTTACCGTGAGACTTTCACTAACCCGGCGCGGGCTGGCGCACATGTCAATGCCGGCTCCAAAGACAATTATTGAGACTGTCATGGCGACGGCATTGAATGCGGCGGCTACTGTGCGCAGGCTTGTGGCCTAAAGCGTCTTACCATAAAAAATGGTATCATCGATCGAATATGTGATGTACGGAGATCCAACCCCGTACGCCCACACCTCGTAATAGTCGTTCCCGCTAGCTTCATCGATAACGGAAACCGAGACACCCTCAATCGCATTGACGCAGTTTCTGCGCATCCTCATGAGCTGCTCACCATTTTTATAGATGCTGGCATTGACTAACTGTCCGGACGTCATGCCGGCGAACAGCAAATTGGCGGTAATTTCGACGACACCGGCCGGTGGTGTCCATCGGCTATTGACCTCATCGTAATTACCGCCAACGTTCAGCGTCGCGGAAGGGAACGTGATCTTCGTGAAGGTGGCGGACGAGAAGGTCTGGTCTACCGACTTCTTCGCGACGAAACAGGCGCGACGGTCGCTGCGAATAACCTCAGCGGGCCTGATCTTTTGCATCGTTGTCGAACCCGCACCGTCATCCTTTAGAATGACCTTCCGTTGCGAGAAGTCGATCGGATTGGCAAAGAAGCCATAACGGGTCGAGATAGACTTTCCGGCCGCTCTGGCCATAATGGTCCCGGCGCGCACGAGGCTGGTTCCGAGGAAGTGAATATTGTCTCCAGCCAGATTAAGGTTGGACAGCCGAGCAAGGCCCACGCGCGCATCAGCATCCGCGATCGTCTTCAACACAGGATTGATGCTCGTATACTGAAGCGCTGTCTCCCCTACTGCAATCGCAGTTCCCGCATTGATCACGCCGTCAGTCGTGAGCGCCGTGACAAGGTTATTCCACCGCGTCTGGTAGGTGCCCGAGGTCCCATTATCGGCCTCGCCTTGATGCCAAAGGAAGACGTCAACCGGAGAACTTATCGCAGCCGCAGCCAGGACGGCCTGCATACTGGTGTACATCGGCCCCTTGACGTTGGACGCATTAATCCACTTGTCTATGCTGATTCCGCCCTCGGCCACAAGGATGAGGCGCACCGGTCTGGCCGCCACCTTAGCGATGACCTTAGCCGCGTGCACCATCATGTTGTTGATCGGGCCGGCGGCGGTATTGAACGGCACGGCGCCAAGGACGGGCGCGATGAAAGCCGTCCCAAGATTGGCAAGCGTCTCGATGTCGTTCTGATTGTTCCAGACGGTGACATCGGTAAATGGCGTCGTTAGGCCGCCAGCCTGGTTGCCAAGGGCGTTCGACTGACCCATGGCGAGGATGACCAGCGGCGAAACGGCAACTGCTGCGCTCTGGTCCACCCACGTGCCAGGCTGCAAGGCCGCCGCAAGTTTCGGCTCCGTGACGGCACCGTCGGCAATCTTGGCTGTGGTGACGTCACCGTTATTCAATGCGACAGACTGGTTTTGCCAAGCAGATCCGTTGTAGACCCGCAGGATACCTGAGCCACTATTAAAATAGAGCGCACCAGTAATGGGCGTGCCACCGGCTGCGGCGTTTGCCGCGGCATCGTTCGCTCGAGAGCCAAGGTATCCCGATGCAAAGCTATCATAGAGGTTTTGAATCTGAGCAAGGATGGCCGCGCTGGCCTGATCGCTTACTAGCCTGAACTCCGAACCGGAAATCTTGCCGATCGCCACCATTCCGGCAACAAGACCACCGGCAATAATGTTGTTTCCGCCATTCGCCTTGATGGTGAGTGTGGCCCCGCCATTGAATGCGACGGTGACTGGTGAAGATGTGTTTGCCTCAAAGATATTGAGAAGGATAAGCGCAGATTCGGAAACCGGCACCACTGTCGTGGCCTGGATCGCGTTTGCGGTTCCTGCACCAACGTCAGATGCCGTTATGAATGAATAAGGCAAATCAGCGGCGCGCGACCACGAGCCAGTGCCGGATCCGCCAATCTTCCGATATACGCCATTGTTTGCGACAACCGCGTCACCGACCACCCAGGCCATGGAATTGGCGGCGTGCGCCAAGTCAGCATCAATCGCCGCCTTGGATGAGTAAATCAGGCCGCCAGTCTGCAGAAAGGTGTTGATGATGCTCTCAACCCAACTACCCCAGACGCGAATATCTGCCTTGTGGGGTTTGTTGTTGCCGGAAGACGGCACGCCATCGACGATGTAGTCGCGGAAAATCTGGATAATCGGCAGGGCCATTTGATTCCTCATGGCAAAGGCCCCGGCAGTTAGCCAGGGCATATTAAAATCAGGTGACTGTGAACGAGCCGGTTGCTTGCGCTGTTGCCGCTACGCCAGAGGCGTTAATGGCAACGATGAACCCGTATTTCGTCCCGGCGGTTAAACCGGTAACAACGCGACCATCGGCAATGTTTGGCGGCCCGTACTCAGTCGCGACGAGTGTCGACCCGGCAAAAGTATTGCTGGTGTTGATATAAATTCGAACCGCCGCATAGTTCGCGCTGTTTGGCGCAGTCCAACTAAAACTAGCCTGGGCTGAGCCTCCAACTGCACCGGCGCCTACGACGACGCCAGGTGGCGTCGGGTCGGCGGTCGCGGTTAGCGTTTCATAGGCGGTCCACGCAGAACTAGCGCCGCCCGCCCACGCCCGTAGGCGGAATTTGTACTGGGTGCCGTCCGCAAGATATCCAGATCGAACCTGGTCGTTCGGCGCCGTCGAAATGGTCGACTGCGGACCTGTGGACGCGGATGTTTTTTCAGCCTCGAATTCGTAAGTCAGCGAGTCCGATACGTGATCCCATCCAGCCAAGGCGTATGCGGCTGTCGAACCGCCAGCCACCACCTCCTGTTGAATAACAACATTGAAGCCGGTGGGCGTAGGAACCCCAGGGGGCGTAATAACGACGATTGACGATCCCGGCTCGCCCTCCTCTATCGAGGCGTCGAATTCGTACATCTCGGCAGACGCAACAATTCCGCTGAACGTCACCGTCATGTCACGCAGAGATATCGTCACCTTTGATGTAATCTCGACGATTGCATCGGAAAGCTTAGGCCCGTACTGCACCCGCACGAAGCGATCGTAGGAGGGGTCGTTGTCCAGATCGTAATGGGCTGTGATGGACACTCGCGGAGCATTGCGCCGAAGATAGGCAAGCTTTTGCAGCCTCTGCATGTGGTTGTGCGATTGCACTGCCACGTTTTCTACAGTTGTGGTGCGCTCCGTGTCCTCGCCGACATAGGGGTTGCCATAGATGGCAGCATCGTTCGTGTTGTAAAGGTCGCTAGGATCGGTGAACCTCCCGCGGACAGCCAGCACACTCGTCGACGGGTCGACATTGGCGTTTAGGCCGAATGACGTAATATTGGTTCGATTGAAAAGCGTGGTCGGAGCGACATATTCGCCGGCGTGCACCCCAATTCGACCGTCGGCCCTCTCGTAAACAACGAGTTCAGCCGCCTGATCTAGAATTTTCCCGACCTCAACGGGATCAGAGTTGGCGCGAAACCACATGCCGCCCTGATAGCGCGGCTCAGTTCCTCCACCCCTATTCGTGACAATCTCGTCACAAATATTGGCTGCATTTCCCCAGTCGGGCAGATACATGTCATCCAGAGACAACTTCCCGCCATATGGGCTTGTAAGGTGCCAAAGGCGCATCAGCGCGAGGTTGGTGGAAAATGTCCACGTGCCCTCATCGTCTGGGTCGTGATCAGGATCGCGCGGATCGAAGAGCAACTTCCCATCCATGACGGAGGAATGCTCCGGCATTTGGTTTGGGAAAACCGTTAGATAGTCCTTTGAACTTGCGGTAACGCAATACATCATGATTGATGCGAGGCCGTCACCACGATGATTGTTTGACCATATTGTCGGGAAGCTTCCTACGATTGTGGCATAAGCCGTTTCGGCGGGAAGTCCGACCCTTTTGTCGATGACGACATAGGTGTCATTGTCGAGATGGAAGTGACTAGGGGAAACCACGCCGCCGCCTACAAGACCAACTTCTTCATCGTGAAGGTAATGTTTTACGAAGCCTTGGATTCTGTGCCCAGCGGTGACGATGACATGAAAAGCTGTTCCGTTTTTTTCCTCCAAGAAGACATAGTCGCCAGCCTTCTTCACGCGACCCAACACAATCGGCAATGAAGGAACGGACTGCTTGAGATTGTACGTGCCGTCTTCTGGCTTCGGAACGGAAGGTTTTGGTGTCAGAGCCTTCGACACAAAGCCAAGGCCAGCAGCAAGGCCACCATAAAGGAGCGCTGCCGTGCCGAGATAAAGCGCGTTTGCCGCAGCAACTGTCGTTGCCGCCGACGATACGATCAGCGGGATAAGCTCAAGACCAGTCATGGAAATTCCTAAATGGACCAGATGGCCAGCGGCCGAGCGGCCATGCTCCCGATACGGTTGGTGAAGCGCACCAGCCATCGGCGGCCGTCAAAGATGGCGCCGAACTGCCGTTCAAGATTGGTGGAGGATCCGATTACCCCCACAGCGCCGCACACAGGCGCCGCCAGAAGGCGCCCATTGATGCGCGCGGTAGCCGCAGCCATAAGCGGCACGCAGCCACCAGCGGCCCTGACAATGGCTAGATATTCATCTTCGCTACTGAATGCGCCACGCCAGTTCTCGACCGGGTCGCGATGGCCCAGCCAGATCGCCCACGCGGCAGGAAACAACATGCAATTCAGTGTCGCAGGATCCCATGCTTGCCGCTCTTGAGCGGCCAGAAACGCTGCTAGCGTTTGCCCCATCATCGGCGCGCTACCAGTTGCGCCATTATCGGCGCCCTACCAATTCGGCCACCTGATCGTCCGGTCCTTGAGGCCGGGGATGCGCTCGCAAAAGCGATCGTCAGCGGCCGAGGGATTTGATATTTTCGCGCGAGCACGCTGGTCGACATCAGACAAAACTGCGCCGTTGGCGACCGAGCGAAGCGTGAAGCGATTGGCGATATCCACCTGAATCGTGGAGCTGATGCCGGTGTCGCTGGCGCTATCAACGAAGTTGAGGTTGGAAATCGTGCCGGTGAATTTGACGATAGGCGCGCCGGTGGGCTGGTCGTAGTCGTCACATCGCTGAAGGAGAATTCGGAACGGCGAACCGACGATATTGCCGGCTTGGTAGTCGGCCCAGATCGCATTGCTTTCCCTTTCCCTGATGCCGGAAAGCACCAGAGACAGCGTGAACGCCTCGGCATTGATTGCC